CGGGGTATTGGCAAGTCGGCGTTGGTGTCTTGGTTGACTATATGGATGTTATCAACGAGGATTGGCAGCACGACCATAATAAGTGCGAACTCGGAGAATCAGCTTAGGAGTATTACTTGGGCAGAGATTACGAAGTGGTTGGCAATGGCGTTGAACTCGCATTGGTTTGAGGTGAGCGCAACTAGGGTTGCGCCTGCGAAGTGGTTGACTGAGTTGGTGGAGCAGGATTTGAAGAAGGGGACTAGGTACTGGGGTGTGGAGGGGAGGTTGTGGAGTGCTGAGAATCCGGATGCATATGCGGGGGTGCATAACTATGATGGTGTGCTGGTGATATTTGATGAGGCGAGTGGTATTGATGATGCGATATGGGCGGTGACTGGTGGGTTTTTTACGGAGAACACGCCGAATCGGTTTTGGTTGGCGTTTAGTAATCCGCGAAGGAACAGTGGGTATTTTTATGAGTGTTTTAATGGGAAGAGGATGTTTTGGAAGACGAAGCATATTGATGCTCGGACGGTGGAGGGGACTGACAAGGCGGTGTATCAGCAGATTGTGGAGGAGTATGGGGAGGACTCGGCGGTGGCGAGGGTTGAGGTGTATGGTGAGTTTCCGAAGAATGGGGATGGTCAGTTTATAAGTCCGGCGTTGGTAGATGAGGCGATGCACAGGCAGAAGTGGAAGGATGTGAGTGCGCCTATTTTGGTTGGGGTTGATCCGGCCAGGAGTGGGGCTGATTCGACGGTGATAGCGGTGAGGCAGGGGCGGGATATTTTGGAGATTAGGAGGTATCGGGGGGATGACACGATGACGGTGGTGGGTCATGTGATTGAGGTGATTGCTGAGTACAGGCCTTTGCTGGTGATGATTGATGAGGGTGGATTGGGGTATGGGATACTTGATAGGTTGGTGGAGCAGAAGTACAAGGTTAGGGGTGTGAACTTTGGATGGAAGTCGAGTAAGCCGATAATGTGGGGGAACAAGAGGGCAGAGATTTGGGGGTTGATGAGGGATTGGTTGAGGACGGCGAGCATTGGGTTTGACAAGCAGTTGATGAATGACTTGACTGGGCCGAAGATCAAACCGGACTCAAGTGGTACGATATTTTTGGAGAGCAAGAAGGATATGAGGTCTAGAGGGCTGGCGTCTCCGGATGCAGCAGATGCTATTGCTGTAACCTTTGCTTTTCCAGTGAGTAGTGATGTAATGGGTTTATCGTATGTCGTATCAAATTCGCACTATGCTTTGCCTACGGTAAACTTTTGGAGATAGATTTAATGGCACGAATACCCAACGACCAACGCCTTGCTAATCTGCACTCTGATGCGCTGCGCCAGTTCAACGACATCCAGACTGCCCTGCGCGATGAGCGCCTGCAATGCTTGCAAGACCGGCGTTTCTACTCACTTTGTGGCGCTCAGTGGGAAGGCCCACTCTATGACCAGTACAAGAACAAACCAAGGTTTGAGGTCAACAAGATCATGTTGGCGGTCATTCGGATTGTCAATGAATACAGAAATAACCGGATCACTGTTGACTATGTGAGCAAGGACGGCGCAAAGAACGACAAGTTGGCCGATGTCTGCGATGGTCTGTACCGCGCTGATGAGCAAGCATCCGTGGCTGATGAGGCATACGACAACGCTTTTGAAGAGGCTGTGGGCGGTGGTATTGGTGCTTGGCGGCTGCGCTCTGTCTATGAGGATGAGGAAGACCCGGAAGATGATCGACAGCGCATTCGCATTGAGCCAATTTTTGATGCTGACAGCAGTGTATTTTTTGATCTAAATTCCAAGCGCCAAGACAAGTCGGACGCCAAGTTTTGCTTTGTGGTCACCAGCATGACCCGCGACAGCTACAAGGAAATCTACAACGATGACCCGACAGACTGGCCCAAGATCATTCATCAGTACGAGTTTGACTGGTCAACTCCTGATATTGTGTTTGTTGCTGAATACTACAAGATAGAGGAGAAGGCCGAGACCATCCGAATATTTGAGGCGATTGACGGAAGTGAAGAACGCTACACGGCAACAGATTTTGTGAACGACGAGACGCTTGAGGAAACCCTGATGGCAATCGGCACTCGGGAGGTGCGCCAAAAGCGTATCAAGCGAATGCGTGTTCGCAAATACATCATGTCAGGCGGCAAGGTGCTGGAGGATGCAGGATACATCGCAGGCAAGTGCATCCCGATTGTGGTCGTGTACGGCAAGCGCTGGTTTGTGGACAACATCGAGCGCTGCATGGGTGCTGTTCGATTGGCAAAAGATGCACAGCGCTTGAAGAATATGCAGCTGTCCAAGCTCGGAGAAATCAGCGCACTGTCCAGCATCGAGAAGCCAATCATGACCCCAGAACAGGTGGCGGGTCATCAAGTGATGTGGGCAGAAGACAATCTTAAGAATTACCCTTATCTGCTGGTCAACCCGATAACCGGGCCGGATGGCAACACGCAGGTTGCTGGCCCTGTTGCCTATACCCGCAGCGCAGCAATCCCTCCGGCAATGGCGGCACTCTTGCAGATTACCGAGCAGGACATGCAGGACATCCTCGGAAATCCACAGGGTGCTGACAAGATCGTATCAAACGTATCTGGCAAAGCGGTTGAGATGATTCAAACCCGTTTAGATATGCAGACGTTCATTTACATGAGCAACTTTTCCAAGGGCATGAAACGCAGTGGTGAAATATGGTTGAGCATGGCAAAGGAGATTTACACGGAAGATAAGCGCAAGATGAAGACCATTGCGGCAACTGGTGATACTGGCATGGTCGAGTTGATGCAGCCGATGATTGATCCAGAGACCGGCGCAATGATGACGGGTAACGATCTTAGCGATGCCACCTTTGACGTTGTGGCGCAAGTCGGGCCGTCGTCTAACAGTCAGCGTCAGGCTACAGTGCGTTCTGTTATAGGTATGCTGCAACTAACGCAAGACCCACAAACCCAACAGGTATTGCTGGCTATGGCTTTTCAGAATATGGAAGGAGAGGGAATTTCTGATGTTAGGGATTATTTCCGTAAGCAAATGGTTCGATCTGGAATTATGAAACCAAATGAGGAAGAAGCCAAGCAATTGGAAGCGGCGGCTCAGAATGCTCAACCTGACCCAAATGCACAGTACATAATGGCTGTGACGCAGGAAGCACAGGCCAAGGCTGAGAAGGCTCGGGCTGATACTGTGGAGACTATTGCTAGCGCTGAACTGAAAAAAGCTCAAACTGTTCAAACACTTAGCAAGGTTGAGAACGACGATCAGACTCTGGCTATTAACAGCGCCAAAAGCATCCAAGAGATGATGCGAAATAGGTGATCCATTTTTTAACGATTTGGCAACAAGATGACGGCATCCACCCAGCCGACTTTGGGTGAGTTTGAAAGATGAAAATGGAAGATGAAGCAGAGTTGATTGTTGAAGATGCGCCAACAGATGACGAGCCGGCCGAGGAAGTTGATGAGGTAGTTGTTACTATTGGCGAAGAAGAGCCACAAGCGCAAGAAGAGCAGACCCATGCACCTGAGTGGGTACGAGAACTTCGTAAGACGAATAGAGAACTGCAACGACAAAATCGTGAACTGCAAGGCAGGCTACAGGCCGCACCACCTGAGATCAAACCAGTGGTGATAGGCAACAAGCCAAAGCTGCAAGATCACGACTACGACTCTGATAAGTACGAAGAGGCACTAAGTAGCTGGTTCGAGCGCAAACGCAAAAACGATGACGTTAATGCCCAGCAAGATGCCGAGGTGCAGAACCAGAATCGCGCCTGGCAGTCTAAGCTGGACAGCTACACAAAGGCAAAAGCAGAACTGCGCGTCAAAGACTTTGAGGATGCCGAGGCGGTAGCACAGGAACTATTCAGCGTAACTCAGCAGGGCGTAATGCTTCAGGGTGCTGATAATCCTGCTCTGGTTATCTATGCGCTCGGCAGGAACCCAAAGAAGGCCAAAGAACTGGCAGAAATCAAAGACCCGGTGAAGTTTGCCTTTGCCGTTGCTAAACTGGAGAAAGACATGAAAGTTACCAATCGAAAGCAAGCACCCGCACCCGAACGTGTCGTTACAGGGACTGGCCGATCATCTGGCGCGGTGGACTCACAACTCGAACGACTGCGGGAAGAAGCAGCCCGAACTGGTAATATGACCAAGGTCATTGCATACAAGCGCCAGAAAAAGGCATAATGCGCTAACTGGGTGTCGCTAGCCCAATAAAATAGCAGTTGAATGGCCCCCACCAGCCCATTGGTGAGTAAGGAAAGTGGCAGCAATGCCGTGTTTTTTATTCAACCAATGGAGTTTTTATGAGCAATTCATTCAGCAAGGAAGAGCGCGTTGCTTTCGAGGATATTCTCGAAGGCTTTAACGACGCTCTGGTTCTGTCTCGCAACGTCTCCGTCTACAACACTGACGGATCGATGATGGAACGAACCAACAATGTTATCTATCGTCCGCAGCCCTACATTGCACAGTCGTTTGATGGTATGGATCAAACGAGCAACTTTACTGCTTACACGCAGTTGTCCGTCCCTGCAACGCTTGGCTTTCAAAAGTCTGTGCCGTTCATTCTGGACGCTTTGGAACTTCGTGACGCTCTGCAAGAAGGTCGCCTGGGCGAAGCTGCAAAGCAGAAACTTGCAAGCGATATCAACATTGCCATTATGAACGCTGCGGCAAACCTTGGATCGCTGGTGGTCACTGTCAGCACTGCTGCTGGTGATTACGATGATGTGGCCCTGTGCGACAGCATTATGAACGAGCAGGGTGTTCAAGCTTTTGATCGTTATCTGGCACTGTCCAGCCGCGACTACAACGGCATTGCAGGCAATATCGCTGGTGGTGGTGGTGGTGCATCGGTAGCGCGTAGTTTCGCAGGGAACAAATCAAACACTGCGTTCGAGCGTTCTTTTGTCGGCATGGTTGCAGGCTTTGAGACCTATAAGCTTGACTACGCAAATCGCATTGCAGCGGCAACTGGCGCTGATCCTACGATGAGCACTTTGGCTGCGGCAAACAACTACTACGTGCCTGTTGCTACATCTACTGCGGTGACTGGTGAGACTGCCAACGTGGACAATCGTTTCCAGACGATTACCGTGTCCAGCACCACCGATCTTCCCGCGGGAACTGCGATTGAGATCGAAGGCGTTGA